AAAGTTCCCTTGCCTTCATCAGGCATCATATACCTAACGATATAATCTTTAGGTTCGATATAACTGTCTTCAGACGTATACGGAGTAACATCCTTACGCTGATCAGGCGACAAACCCTTCCTATTGGTGGTATCACGAGCTTCGACTTCTCCGAAGAGATGGTCGTACGCCTGCCGGTCGAGATGGGCGACAGAAGCCAGTTGCTTCCTTGCTTCTTCGACCGAGACTACGCTGTCGTCAGAATTGAGATTACGACGAACATTCTTAAGTTCTCTCTTCCAATGATCTATAAACGGTTGCATCCGTTCTTTACCGTTTGGAGAGAGATTTTCTGCCCTATCAATCTGACGCTGATAGTAAGCTTCTACACGACGAGATACAATCCCGAGGTGTTCAGGCGTCATATTCTTGATGCCTGTCTGTAGATTGCCGCCCTTGGCAAAACCTTCCTTATTCTGAATCCAGTGCTGGACTTCATGGAGGAGTGTACCGAGATGGTCAGGTGCGTCAGGGGCTATCTTGATAGTGTTACCAGAGATAGAACCATCAGTGCCCACCGAGGCATCACTTCTTACTGTGACGTTACGAAGCTCGGGATAAAGTTTGTAGAGTTCAGGGTGATCGAGAACCTTAGGGAGAGGGAGAGGAGGATGTTCCACAAAGCCCTTCCCCTGTCCCTGATAATACTTATCTACAAAGCCCCGAGTATGGTCGGCACCTTCGACGAGATTGCCTGCCTTATCCTCGATAGGAGCATCAGAGATTTCCTTTCTCCAATGGTTATCATGCGCGACAAACCAACCCGTGTCACGACGGACCTGACTGCCCGGACCGACGTCTTCACCATTTTCTTCTCTGTCCATTGCATTCTGAAGTTTGCCGTATGCTTCTTCAGAGTGCTCGCCCATTACACCAGTATACATATACCGATTGCCAGCAGTGCCGTAAGGGTCAGCGATGCCTTCTGGCTTGCCATTTATGATAGACGAGTGGGCATCGGCAAGGATAGCGCGGACTTCACGGTCGGTATACCGCAGGTCCATACCGAGATTCTTCCTACCGAAATCACGGATGTAAGATACAACTTTATCCATCAAGGACTTAGTCAGTGGTCCGTTCTCAGACTGTTTTGCGAGGTATTCCTCGGACGCACGAAGGTGAGCATCAGGACCGGTGTAGACGCCGTACTTCGCGTTATAGGCGTCGGCATAGCCACGGACACGGTGGTTAGTGTCGTAGAGGTTCTGGAGGACGTCATCGAGACCGGCTTGGAACTGTTCCTTCAGACCGGCATGGCCGAGAGCTTCGTGGTAAATAAGTGACGAAATCTTCGCAGGGTCCTTTACGTTCTCTGCAATGATATGGACCTTGCCGTCTTCACCAAAGAAGCCCGGAGCACGTGTTGCGCCGTCACGCTGAAGGGCTCCCCAAAGCTCTGGATTAGCCTTGGCGAGTGCAGCTTTACTCTTATACACAGTGAACTCAGGGGCGCTCTGCCAGTCACTAGTCAGCGTATCAATGTGCTGAGCAATGGCCGCAGCCTTCTGAGTCGGCGTCTTAAATGGGAGATCGTAGGTGGGCGCGTCTACTCTGGGCGTATACGGCACCTCTCCAGTGACATCGTGGATGGAGGTAGGTGGACGCTCTGTTCCACGGATGCCATGAATCGTATCCCCAAGCGCGCCCATCGCACCACCGAGGAGTAGATTACCTGCGACTTCTTCCTTGCTATTGGCGGGAGTAGTCAAAGCTTGGAGCACAGCCATCTTGTGGACATCCGTAATCGGAAGTGTGTCACCAAGAATAGACAACTCTGGATCACCAAGAAAGGCTGGAAGGAGAGCAGCATTGCTACCTACGAATTCACCAACCTTCCTCCCTACGCCCGAAGGATTGAAGTAGTTACTATCTTCTGTCAAAGCCGTGTTAGGATCGGCGGCGGCACGGGCACGAGCCAGAGCAGCGTCATACTGTGCCTGATCTGCCGCAGCCGCCTTGTCCTTGTCGCCGGACAGTTTAGTAAAGAGACGATCGCCCGTCAATCCGATGTTATCAAGGGCTTCGCTACCAGCATTTACAAAACCACGTCCGACACCGACGACAGCGTCGGCGACTTCTTTCCTAGGATCAAAGCCGGGAGCCTGCGATGTGTCTCCAATCACCGTGATAGGATTTGCTTCGTCGTTGACAGAAGTAGCAGCAATGAAGTTAATAGGCTGGACACCGCCGTTACGGTAATACTTCAGCGCGTATTCGATATCAGCGGCAGTAACTCCCGCCTTACGAAGACTATCGGCGTAGGCAGGATGCGTCATGATGTAATTAGTAGATTGCTTCAGATTGTAGTTCTTACGCCCTGCTAGATCACGGATATCTCTTTCAAGATAGGCATTCTGAACTGCCTGTTGGTCAGAAATACCTACCCTGTCTGTCCGTTCATCCTTAGCAACAAGATCAGGATTGCCGACAGGCTTTCCATCTACTACGTGTTGCGAGTATACGTCATTGTTGGCGTTACGAAGGTGTTCTTCGTAAATATCTTTTACTGATTTATTCTTAGGGCGAGCAGGAGCAGCGATAGGGGCAGTGGTTGCAGGAGCATCTTCAAGCGTCCAGCCAGAAGTGGCAGGGACAGGAGAAGGAATAGTGGTAGGAGTTGCGCCTGAGCCAGACACAGGAACGCCACCCTTAAAACCCGGGAGGTCAGGCATAAGGATGGCGCTCGGCTCCTGAGCCTGAGGGGCGTCTTCGATAGTCCATCCGTTAGTCGGGGCGTCTTCGATAGTCCAATTATCAGGCATATTTTTCTTTCTTATTAAGGAAGCTTAGTCCAACCCCTGCCGTCGGAAATCCACCGACCGGTAGGGCCATTTGCTACTTTACCTTTGTGTGCTGCCGCATCTAGCGGAGGAGCACCACCGCCACCCGGGCGAGGAGCGCCAGAATGGTCTTGCATCTTTGCTGTACGATCCGCCTGCGCCTTAGCAATGACAGGGGCAGTAGCGGCATAAGTAGCAGCACGAGAGGTGTTGGCCTTAGCACCTATAACAGCAGCACCAGCCTTGGTCGTATTGCTGTCAGCGTTCTGCTGGGCGATAGGTTCCATAACCTGATCATGGCGACTAGTCTCATCAATCTTAGCCCAAGTCGAAGGATCAGAACCAAGACGGTTGAGAGTGTCTGGATCGTACTTGTCTGGCAACGCCCCTAGAATAGAGACATCCATTCCTCGATTACCGAGTGTATCTGCAACCTGTGCCTTCAAGGCATCGTAGGTAGGCTGATCTTTGGCGGTCTGAAGAAGGCGGTAGGCAGCAGTCCTATAGATATTCTCAGTCTGTGCTCTAGTCTTGTCATCCATCGCATTCCAGTGATTCATCCTTCCGCCAAGCAAGGCCTGACGATAAGCGATGTTATCGCTATGCTGCATGAACTTATCACCGATATTCGGATCAATAGCCATAATCTTACCGACTGTAGTGTTATCCGGCATACCGTTAGGCGAGTTGGCTACGATATCGCCAATCTGTCTTGCGTGCTGTTGATTACGATACATCGGATCGTGACCACCTTGGATAAGGAGGGCGTCACCGATATGTCCCAGAATATCACGGAAACTGCTACCAGTTCCCAAGAAACCACCATTTCGTGCCTGAAATGTCGTAGGATCGAGATTAGGAGTTTGGTTTACGACAGGATTTGCCTGTCCCTGACCGATAGAATTTACAAGGAAATCGTTAAAGCTATTAGGAACACTTGTACCATTCGGGGATTGGCCATTAAAAAGTTCGTCTAAAATTGACATCAATACCCCCTAGCAGCGGCTTCGCCGGCTTTGCGCATCTCGGCAAAGTTTTCTGGGATAAAACCAAGACGACTATAGTCTACCCGGTAGAAGCCATCATTCCCAGTCGAAACAGCGGACGCTAGTTCAGGAATTTCCACAAGGTCTTGAGCAAGTACCCCGGTAAATGTCTTGTCAGAATTCAGATATTTCCACGAATAGACTGGTACGCCAGATACTTCAGAAATCTTCTTGATGTCTTTTTTAAGACGACGATCAGATGCAGCAAGTGCTCCAAGAAATGATCCCATACCATTCTTAGACGACCCACTGCTGCTCGAAGTCTTGCCAGAATCAGAGAGAACACCCGCTGCCTGAGTACCGACAGTAGAAAGACCGAGGAGGTTCTTCATGTAGTCTTGGACGTACTGCTGGGCGTTACCCTGCCCGAAGCGCGTCAAAGCTTTGAGCGTAGCGCCTGACCGAAGCATACCATTTGCGGCGTTGTTGTCAGTAATCGCCTGACTGCCTTGATCGAGCGTGAACTGAGAACCGGCAGACTTGGCATAATTCTGAAAGCCCGCGTTCTGGGCGTCACTGCCATTCAAACCGAGAAGACTAGCAATCGCGTTAGTTCCCTGCCCTGCCGCACCTACGACAGGAGACAACGCCTGTGTCAGTGCTCCGTTGTTTACGTTACCTGACGTGGACTGCTGCTTGGCGCCTCCGAAAATTGTACTCATTCAGTGATCCTTTCCAGAGACGCAAGAAAGTCCGGTCTCGTTAAAATAAACAATTCTAGGTTTTGATTATGGGCAGATATCTCTCCCATCGATTTCATACCGATCAACCGATCCATCATCCTTGCGTGTGGCTTATTCATTGGTCCTAGCGCCTTTAACACCTTGGCATCGTAGACTATGAACATCTCAGCAAGCATTTTCTTCAGGGTGTCTCTGACATATCCACCTCGATCATGGAAGAAGGCGTGGACGTAGTACGTGTCGTTGCCGTCCCACTGCGCAAAGGCGTAGTTCTTCCTGCCATCTACTAGACAGATGTTCCTCGTATCAGGAACCCATTCATCCGCGTCCCAACCAATAAGCTCATGGGCGTATTCAGCCATCGCTTCTTTGATCGTAGTGACGTCAGTCTCTCTATGAAATGTCATCCATTTAATCCATAGAGTGAGATAGAAGAACCTGCTACCCAATTAACACCTAAAATATCGATCTGTGTAATAGCCGCAGTGTTATTCCAATACAGTGAATTATTGACAAAATAGAAGTCAGTCGTAGCATTTTTAATCATGCTATACGAACCTATCATATGTTTGCCAAAAGTGGTTCCAGAAAAATTAGGGAGTAGGAGTTCGAAAGAACCCGGACAGTTTCCTAAGTCACCTGCCTTAGGAAATTCAACAAAAAGCCCAGAGGTTGCTCCTGTCGATCTAGAAGCGCCTGCGCCGGTATTAGCGCCGTATGCAAGCTGTGTATTATAGTTTGTGCCAGAATCAGAATTAAAGCGAACAGTCGATAAGATCGTTCCTGTCCCTGCCGTGGCGTCTCTACCCGTTCCAATTAACTTTAAGTGTTTATAACTACCAAAAGAATTAAAAGTGACTGTGATAGCGCCAGAAGGAGTGGCAGTAGAGATTAGTTTGTAGTCTCCTCCTCCTCCTGCAACCCATGCAGGGTCTGCACCGGCACCGTTAGTTTTTAGGAAATTACCGGCAGTTCCGGGAGCAAGACCTTCCCAAGTAGTAGCAGACTTATAAAGTAAGGTACCTTGTGCTGTAGCGATCTGATTTAGGATTTTTTCGGCATCACTAGAAAGAGTGATATCTCCGGTGTCTCCGAGTGTCCCAGAACCAACTGTCCCAGAAGTGCCTATGATCTTCTTGTTCTGTACGATGTCTGCGAGATATCCGTTGTCTTGGAGAACCCGCAAGAACTCGACAGTCGGAGTACCGTCATCATTGACGATCTTCTGACCTACGTTAAGAGTTTGTACCTTGCGGACCAATGTCTACCTCCACTCCATCGACCCTCTGAAGGGCTCCAGTATCAATAATCTTGAAGAGACGCCCCGGACGACTAAAGCTACCGAGTGACCGCCATTGCATCCTAAGATTGAAGTCGTTGGCGGGTGTCTGGACAGTCCCGGCATTGGCGTAGTTATTGCCGTTGTCGTCTGAGTAGAACAGCGTGACATCAAACTCGTCAGTCGAAGTACCCATGCTTCCATACAGATCAACAGAGTAGCACCTGATACGATCTGCCGTAGGAGTCGTGACGATACCGTGGACAAGACGAGTAAAACGAACCGACGAAGTCCCGGCAGGCTGATCGTCGTAGGGATAAGTTGGATCGAGGATATACAACGAACCAGTTGTGTAATCCCCAACTACGACATTGCTTCCGTACTTATCTGCCTTGTTGTCTGAGTTGATCCAGTTTCTGCCAGAGACAATCTTCCATATGTCGTCGTTACCGTCTGCCCAAGTCATCCACTGCTCAGTAGTCTGATCGTAAATCAATGTCTCACGATTACCAAGCTGAAGGACGTAGTACGAATGTCCATCCATCGTGAATGTACAAGCAACCAGAGACGGGTTAGCCGCCTTGATCTTATGGACACCCATCACATTGATCTGGGAAAGGAGAGCCGTCGGCTTGCTTTCAGCAACTACGACATTCCCTGTCTGTGACTCATATCCAGTCACTGCCGGTTTCCGATAAACCGTCTGTGCAGTGATCTGAGCTAGATTTGCGGCTGAGACGGTCGAATCAGCCAGAGACACAACCTGCGCCTGACTGCCGCTACCGGATACGGCTATGGCCATTATGCAGTCCTATTAATTACGAGTTTGAGATTATTAAACTCAGTCGGGGTGAATGGAGAGCTAGTCGCGGTATTCAACTCAAGGATATCAGTCCAGTAAGTAAATGCCGTCGTGATGTTATGCGTACTGCCGTTAGTGAGAGTACCACCAGAGTCAACACTCATCTGTATGGTGCAGTCGCCGCCATCACTCTTCTGGAATCGACCCATCAACATGATACCTCGAATACTAGTAGTATCTGCCGGGACGTCATCAAGAGCAAACTTGCTGACTGCCGGGGCAGGCCAAGCCGCTGAGATATAACTCGTATCGACAGGGCCGGCTTCATTGATGAGGTTATAACCAGTAGCACCAGACGAAGGAGTCCAAGTGAACGTGCTGTCAGCAGTAACCGTCTTCCTTGCGACATAACACGGACCCATGAAGTCGTTGTTCTGACTGCCAGTGGTGTCCCAGACGATATAGTCACGGTAGTAAGTCGAGAGGATAGCGCTAGAACTGCCAGATTCCCAGTGATGAAAAGCCATCTGAGAGAACGACTGCTCTGTCTGTGCCGTAGTGTCCTGACCGGTAAGAGTTATGACGACGTTGTCGTTGACACGTATTTCAACCGTCCCAGTCGAGTTATCTGCCTTGACCTTCCATTCTACGTGATGCCAAGCATTTGCAGTCAGGCCGACGGCAGACGTCCCAAGAAGCGTTCCTGTATAGGGGGCCCCACGATAGACAGTGAAAGCGCCGACAGTATTAACAACCAAAGAAAGGTTGATGGCGTTATTACTGTCGCAGAATACGATGGCAGGGGCATACGCCGTAGACGAAGGCAACGCACTCATCCAAAGTCGGACTGCACCGCCGATAGTCGTCTTGGCCGAAGGGAATGCCTTACGGAAGAACGAACTCGTCGTCTGGGCATAGCTGTTGGCAGTGCCAGAAATCTTAAACACGCCCTGACCAGTTCCAGAAGGATCGGGATCAGCAACGATAGTCGTAGTACCAGAAAACGAAGCAGGATGGACCTCGGCGTAATTACCGTTGGTCATGTAAGCCTGCCCACCAATACCGTAGATAGTAAAATCGTCAGCCCAAAGTAGAGCCATGTTGTCTCCTAACTGGCGAGCAACGCCTGAATGCTAAGTCTAATTCGTTCTTCGATATCCGGCCTAGAGACCTTCTTCAACCCACCCTTCGCCATAAAGACGGCTCCATCGTTGTCTACGAACATCAATGTGTCCTTGACTTGTACGGCAGTCCCCTGTACGACGCCTCTGTCAAACAGCATACCAGAGAATCGCTGGAACGGTAGATCGACGTTACCTGTCGTGATCCAAACCTCTGCCGTCGTCTCGCCACAAAACCATATCTGGTCAGAAAAGACTAGGCATTGAAGGATGGGGTCAGGAGAGCGTTCGGCGGTTGCATAATCAAGCGGATCGATAGTTATATTACCCGGGTTGATGTAATAGAATCTACCATTGATATCTACGTTCTGCCTCGGGACTACGATGATGAACGAGTTGATGTGGGCTACTGAGATAGCACCTACTTCGTCCGGCGTCCTGATTTGGAGTAGCGAGGCAGTACCACCACCAGAAAGGGTCGAACCACCCCAAGCCGTACCCGCACCAGTCTCAGTAGTCGTGTACCCGTTACCGGCAACACCAGAAACCTTTGCGTTGACATAGAGATCACCCCCGGACCAGTTATACGCCGTGACTGTCTTGTGGGCAGTAACTAGCGTCGAGTAGTCGGTGCCATTAATCCCAGAGTCATTAATTGCCTTAGCGAGGGCATCTATCGAGTCGGCGGCAGTAGCACCAAGCTTAACAAGCCAAGGAGCACCTGAAGTACCGGCAGGAGTACCAGTATCGACGGAACCAGAAGTGAATTTATAATACGTCCCATTGATCTCTACCGTGTCGTTATTAGCGACAGCAGTCGCCGTAAGATGGCCTTTGGCATAACCATTCTTCGTATAGCAATAAAGGACTGTGCCGTCACAAACGTAAAGGTGAGGAGGTGTCCCCGCACCTATCGCTGCCGTGGCAGCAAGAGAAGGCGAGCCAGTCGTGTCATTGCTGATCTGTCCTAGGTTGGTTGCGGTATCCGTAATCGGATCGATAGAGTAAAGGAAGAGACCTGAGACTACAAACAACTCGTCAAACGCGCCGGGAGCTTCGAAGACTGCTCGGATAGGTCCGGTACCTACATCCTGATACCACCGCCTGCCGGGACGAGCAATCAAAGAAGTCCCTTGAGGAGAATCGACAGGATTCTCTTCGAAGTACCTATTACGAAGATAGATACGGGGTTCTTTGGCTACCGTTCTCGAGTAGTCTGATGGCGAGGTCTTTAGCGCTACCAAATCGGAATACCTCTTGCGAATGTGTAATTGCTGAAACCATAGCTAGGACGATACAAACGATTGCTTGGAAGACGAACGAGCGCCTGTTCAGTCGGGACTTCGCCTCTCTGCGTATAGCGGTCGTAGAACTTCCTGCGGATATCGTTGAACGTACTGGCCGTCTCTGCCGGCATCGTCGCCCCCGCCCTCGGCATAAGCCGCATGGCAAGGCCGATAGAAAGAAAGTCATCGAACTCTTCAGGGAAGGGACTGTTATCAGAAGCAGTAAGCTCTGAAAGCTTTACCCAATCGCCGAGGTCGTCACGATAGAACCATTCCTGCTGTATCCCATTAGTATTGAGCGTGACTGAAGTATTACCCTCTACCGACCTACCATTACCATTAAAGGTTAGTGGATAAGTAGATAGGTTGTCAGACACATCCACTATCCCAAACCTACTACCGTCATACGGGGCAGGATTAAGATTGAGTGTCATCGATCCGGTGAGGTTACACATCAACCGGACGTTGTTAGGGACGTAGAAGTCTTGGAGGTCATCCATATACTGCGGGACGTTGTCCTGCGTATTGATGTTACCCTTACCGAGAGCCATCGGCTCGAGGAGTTCTCCCATCTCATTGCCGAAGAGACTCCGCACGAAGCGGTTAAGGAAGCGGAGTGCTTCATCCGTCTCACCGGCAGAAGGAGAGCCACCGACAGCGATTAGATTGACTTCTCGGAAGGCGTCATTAATAATCTGGGTTACTGTAGTCATCTACGTTCCTATACTATTCCTGCAATGATTCTTTTGATCGAATACAGTCAAAGCGATGTAGTCGATGACCTTAGCTATAACTATCGCCCAGACCTTGCCTTGGACGGCATTCCTTCCTACGCGACTCGAAATCGTTTCGTCGGGATCGCCGTCCAGTGCGGTATTACCAAGTTGGTCGATAGAAATCAATAACCTCTTTATGTACCCCATTAAAGGAAATGATGGATGACTTGATAAAGAGGAAAGCCTATGACTGGAATACTTCCAAGAATGGCAAACTTATGAGCCGAAAGGAAATAAGTAAGGACATTCCTATGCGGGTCTTTGCCGTCGAGGACACGATCAAAATTAGAAGAAAGATGAGAAGGATTTGCCATGTTAACTCCAAATTCTGACTGCTGTTCCTACTGGAAGAATCCCCGCCTTTTCCATCATAATAAGAGAGGGAAATGATTCAGAAAGATGAATCGACCGTGCGGCTAATCCTCTTGCTGTTAGAAACTCGAGGGTAGGATTCTTTTGAGCAACCTGCTGGATGGTGATGTAATTCTGAGCCCCAAGAAGGTCAAGGAACGTCAGGGGTAGCATTTCATTCGCCGCATTGCTCATGCGCAACCACTGGCCGTCTGTCAGCGCCTCGCCGTTGAACGGGCCGACGACAAGCCCGCTGGCGTCCATGATGACGTCATAGGGTGATTCTTCGGCAGGCGGCGGGACTTCTACCGGAGTTCCTTCCAGTGCATCGGCAAGGCGCAGTTCCAGCCCTTCGATACTTTCGCCCGCGTGCTGCGCTGCGTAGCTGTCAAGGGCTTCGTCTGGCAGGGTGTCGACACCCGCCATCTTGCAGACGTAGGCGATATAATCCGCGTCCGTGGCAATCTGCTTTGCCGGATCGGATGCATTTGCGATATTGGCGACAAGGCGGGCCTTGGTGATGCCGTCGAGTTGGTCTTGTGTCATGCCGTTACCGCCTTTATTACTGCAAAGTTGAACACCGGCTGTTCGGTCGTGGTACCGCCAGTTGTTGCAAAAGTGATCTGGCAAGAACCCGTCGCAACGTTGGTTACGTGGATTTGGTAGAGGTCCGTCCCTGACTTCTGGCAGACGCGCACAACATCCGTCGCTGCTATGACGCTATTGGTGAGGGTGAACGACTGCCACGAGGTAGAACCCGCTGCTGAAACGAGAGTGATGGCCCCGCAAGGCTTGTTCAGCGTGACGCCGGTTGTCCGGCTGGTGGTTTGCGTTTGCGCGCCGCCCGCACCCGTGCCGTATCCAATACCGCCGCCACTGCCTATGAAAAACAATCCAGTGGTTGCCACATAGGCGGGGATTGTAGCCGAGCCGCCAGAATACGAGACACCGAAGTTAAGTGCGGAACCAATAACGCCGATTACGTTAGAACCTCCGCCTGTAGCAATGAGGTTGCCGTTTGTATCTGCAAAAACCTTCGATGTGCCACCAACTTGAAGGTCAAGAAGTTTAGAACTCGCCGCACTTGCTGTATTCGTCACATTCAGCTTTATGCCGGTGAATGTAACCGCGCCCGCATTCCAAGTCTGTGTGCCGCTTATCAGCGGCTGTGACGTGGTTTCAGTCGCGCCAGTGATCGTCAACGCGGAGTTACCAGCCGCAGGGGTAAGCGTGACGCCCTGCCCGGTGCCAATGGCCAGTGCAGTCGAACCGCCGACAACCATATTGATGCCGCGTGTCGATCCGGTGCCCGCCTTTTGCGTGCCAATCGTCAGCGTGTTCGCGGTCGTGGTGAAGTCGAATGCGCCGCGCTCATAGTTGCTTGCGTCGGTGCGGGTGTTGTAAACTTCGTGCGCCTGCGCGGTGACGCCGTTATATTGCTCGACTGCGTTGGTGCTGGTAATCCATAGGTTAGCGCCAGCAAATGCGCCCGCGTTGTTGTATTGAACCGATAGTGTAGTGCCAGCAACTTGCGAAGGGTAGCCGGTGCAGTTAGTCAGAGTTCCGCTGGCAGGCGTCCCGAGGGCAGGTGTTACAAGAGTTGGACTGGTGGCAAGAACGACATTACCTGAACCTGTAGTTGATGCCGCAGAGGCCCCCGTCACCAAACCCTTGGCATTCACCGTCACCGTGGAAAGCGCGAACGAACCGACGTTGCTGTTGACAGTCGCGAGAGTAGTGCCAATACTGGTGGCACCAGACCCAGTTACGTCTCCAGTCAGCGATACCGTCTGATTGCCAGTAAGGTAGGTGTTCGTATCAAACGAGACGTTTCCAGAAACGTCAGACTTGACAAAGCCAGTGCTACCCGGAAGGGCAGTAGGCAGAGTCAAAGAATACGTACCAGACGCCGATTGAGATTTAATCGAGATACGGCCAGACGACGAACCCATCAAATCAAGATGAGAGGTTCCAGTCTCAGGCTGAATCTCGATAGTACGAGGGGCACGATAGGTGTCGCCAGTCGTAGGGGCACGGAGCTGTGGGACAGTCGTGTCTAGAGAGATTATTTCACGAGTAGTCATTCAAACTCCTATGAGACGGCGTAAGGAGCGTCAGACGACGCTAGGACTGTCTTGCCTACGGTATAGATTACGTCGGAAGAAGACTTGACGTCAGTCGTCAGGGTGGAGTAGGGAGTACCATCAGACGTAAGGACGTTAAAGTGTAACTGTGCCGTTCCTCCACTCTGATATAGTACAATCATTAGCTAATGCCGATAGTCCCAGAAGCCCCACCAGTCGTAGTGATTGTAGCACCACCGTTAGAAACAGAATGATGAAGACGGAAAGGCATCGGATAGAAAGTACCGGCAGTGCAAGGAAAGGCATTGATGATTGTCGTACCATCGCCCTGAGCAACCGTAATAGCGCCGGAGGTGATGCAGAGGAACCCACAGAGGCCCGTAGCGGTAGTCTTGGTAGTAGAATTAACCCCGAGTACGACGGGACTATAGCGTTCAATTACGTGCATGTTACCTCCAAGGGTAATGAGGGAGAGTCCGAAGACCCTCCCCCAAGAGTATTAGTTGCCGTTGATACGGACGATACAACGACGGTCACGGACGTTAGCCGTAAGCGCGACATCGAATCGAACCGAGTGGTTGCCGGTGGCAAAGTCGCTGTGCTGCCACATACGGACAGTCAGCGGAACCTTCGACAGACCCTTGCTCTGCGACATACCGGTAGCCGGCTTGATTAGCGGAGCAGTGTTCACGACAATCGCCTGCTTCTGCAGGATGACGCGAGGACGGTAGGCGGTCGAAGCCGTACCAACCCAAGTGATCGCGGCAGCCGCACCCGGAACCGAGTCGCAGGTGGCATGGGCGGTGTTGACGTTGACGTCGCCACCCGAGCCAGTCGCCGGAACGATGATCGCCGGGAAGATACGGACAGTAGCGGCACCCGAGACTGCAGTCGCGTCAGCAAGGACGGTGAACTGCTGGAGACGGGTCGTTGCGACCTGAGCACGGTTGTCGTAGGCGTAAACACCAGCAATCGTGAAGACTTCACCAGCCTTGACAGTTTCCGTACCAGACGCCGAGGTCTTGATAAGGAAGGTCTGTGACATGAACTGGCCCGGAGCAGCCGAAACGGCGACATCTTTGTAGTTCACATTCTGGTTAGCGCCGTTAACCGTACCGACACCCGAAGCCGTGCGGCTACCGACAGTCAGGACAGGGAGCTGCTGAGTGAACATCGTCGGGATACCCGCGATCTCACCGTCGAAGCCCTTACGGTACGCACCAGTCACAAGTGCGTCAGGAGCAGTCAGCGACTGGATAGCCGAGCCGAGAGCCTGCTTGTCACCATAGGTAAGGATGGCACGGAGTTCCGAGTCATCGACACCCTCTTCCTTCAGGCGGGTATAGCCCTGTGCGACGTCAGTCCACGCGGAGACAGTATTCGCCGGAGTACCGAGCCAATTGTTCGAGGCCTTAGTGGCAACACCAAGGACATAGGCATCAATCGTCTCAGCGAGATTGACAGCCGCCATCTGGAGGGCCTGCGATTCACGGGCATCACCGATGTCGCGAATCTTGACGAAGTCGCCCCAACCCATGCTGGTACCGAAAGTCTTATTAATCTTGAAGACTTCAGAACCGAACACCGAGTCCTGTACACCAGACGAAAGGTCAGCAACACCGTTAGTCGTCGAGGCGACAGCATAGCGCGGAGTCACCTGCTCAGAAACGGAGAGACCGTTGCGGTCGTCCATCTCGGTGTCATACTGCTTCCACGTCACGGCATCCGCAACAGTAAGGTTATTCTGGAAGTAGGCGGCAAAGGCATTCATAACCAGCTTCTGCTGGTCAACAGTAATAGTAGCCATTAATGATTATCCCTTATTCGCCTTTAAACGTTACTTATCTAAGAAAAGAATTTTCGCTCAAAGGCAGTTAGATCGTCTGTGTCATCGGCTACATCGAACTTACCCCCAGCACCTCGTGCTCGGACTTGCGGTGGTTCGGGTGCGTCAGACACCTTCTTAGGAGTTGCTTTCGGCTTAGACACGATAGCATCGATACGTCCAAGCATGATGGTGGCATTGACAGCCCCAGCAGCAACAATCTTCTGGGCTTCAGCCGGATTATCCGAAAGGTAATAAAGGACTTCGGGTCCGTTATCAAGGGACATCAGCGTATTTGCGAGATACTGGCCGTAGGCGGGTTCGAGACCATCGAAAGCCGAGACAAGGTTCTGTCCCTTCTCGCGCAGATCGGGCATGACCTTTTCAGCTTCTGAAAGCTTGTTGGCCCATTCTGTCTCTAGCGCAGACTGCGCCTGCTGCCGAATATCTGCTTCACGCTGCTTTGCTTCCTGCTCCCGTACGAAACGAGTCTCTTCAGCAATGGTATACTTAGTCAGGTCACGGATGTATTCGGGATCGAATTCACCGAGAGCATACTTGAGTTCACCCTTGTCGTCGAGTTCGTCTGGACGTGGGCCTGCAAATGCAGGTTCTTCTTTCGGAGCCTCCTTATTGAGGCGTGCCACGACTTCATCAAGCTTCTGTTCGAGGGCACGACGGGCAGTAGCCTCCTCGGCCTCACGACGCTCGGCTTCACGAGCCTTGGCAGTAAGTTCGTTGATTCTCTCCTGAAACGTCTGCTTCTTTTTGATCTTGAGGACTGAGTCGTCTTCAGGGAGGTCATCAACGACCTCTTCTTCGACGTCAGACTCTTCAACAGCTTCGATTTCGGTTGCGGGTTCAACAGTACCCGAATCCTGATTGTCTTCCTGATGATTGTCTTCTGCGACTTCTGCCGGAATGGCCTTTCCTTCGAGAAGGCGAGTGAAGTCATCGAGGTTGTCAGTGTCAGGTGCGATTATGGGATTGTCATTAGACATTTGCGGTCCTTGCCGTTGCCACGTTGCGAATACTCACTGCCTGTGGTCTGACAGTGTTCGAGGTATTTATTCTTGTTCGTTGTCTTGGTCAGGATCAACCTGCTGGCCCTGCTGTTGTGCAGCCGCCTCCTGTTGTTCCATCGCCTGCTGATGTGCCATTTCAGCCATAGTCATTTCGTGCTGCTTGTCTTGTTCAGCACCGATATGACCGAGTATAGTCTGCAGAGCTTGCTGCTCCATCTGGTTGCCATCGACCTGATTATCAGAGAGAGCACGAATACGCTGGGTGACAGCGTTGTACCACTCGATATCATTCTTGGCCTTCAGTTTTTCATTCTCTTCCTCAAGCTCCTGCATTTTCTGCATAGCCTGCTGAACCATTGCTGGATCGATAGGAGGCTGCCCACCACCTTCCTGTTGCTGCTTCTGACGTTCTTCTGGAGAGAGGAACTGCGGAGGCAGAGTCTTCTGGAGTCGTTCAGCAATCTCCTGTGCGCCATCCCAATTCTGAGCCTTAGCAACGAGGTCGCCAGCAACCTGAAGAAGCTGTGGCCAGACTTGGACTGCATCCATCATCGACTGTGCTGCGGCTTCCCGCTTAGTCGAATAAGAAGGACCAGTGCTAAGAGCAACGTCATATCCACCCATAGCGAGGTTAGGAGAGTTAGGGTCCATGGGATCATTAATCTTAACTAGCTTGGGAACCTCGTCGTTACCGATAGTTCGGACGATACGGGTGCCGTCGTAGATTTGACTAATAAGCTGATTGATGACATCACCGCCTTCAAGGATAGCGGCATTGCCATTATCGTAGAAAGTAAGCGAGGCGATGTCGCCCTCGTGCTGTCTCGCTTGGATGGCTCGACCAGAGACCTCGTTCGACTTAATACCGAGGGATGCGTCATGGATACCAGTGACATCCTTCATATCCTGTGTATTAACCTGTGCCTCATTCAATAGAGCCATCTGCGGGGCAGGGGGCTCAAGACGCTGAGGAGGAGTCACGGCGTCATCGTTATAGATGAGTAGCGGGTCTCGAGTCAGGTGTGCCTTGCGGAAAGCCTGTTCACGTCCTGCCACGGCAGAGTGCGGGGCAATCCACTGGCTCTTCGGGGCATAGCCAAGCTGTTCTGCAGCAACCGAGCGCCAGAAGTTCCTAAGCCGTGCCGAATCCTTCATGAATCGGACGAGGCCGTAGCGGAACCGAATACCTTCGATATTCATCGAACGACCGACCATACGGATGATTGGAAGGCGAGAGAGCTTGTATTCGTAGGGGCCGGAGAGGATGCCCCAGCCAGTTACTAGGTGCATCTGAGCATACATGCACGGGGCGATGCGAGTCTTAGTCGGCATCCCGTGCTTGGCTACGACGTCTTCTAGCGTACCCTTGTCTACGACATGGATAGAACCGTCTTCGAAAAGGCAGAGGAGACGATCACGTTCAATCATTCGCCAGTGTTCTACAACGCGGAATGTGTTGCTGTCATACCAGCCAGACCGACGGAGAGTGATCTGCATCTTCTGGCCGAGTTCGGACGGGTCTTTACCGGGCCACTTCCTGAGGAATTCTTCCTTCGGAATCGTATCTTCTACGAAGCAGTGGCGGGCATCCTTACCGGTAGGATCGACAGACATCCTGTCCCAGATGACTGAGAGTGCGTCTTCAATCGGTCGGATGAAGATATCCTGATCGAATACGTCATCACGGGCATACTCTACCGCGACTCGAAATGCACCGTCACCACAGGTGACTACAGACTCGAATGCCGAGTCATAGACACGGTCTGCGCGAGACTTATACTCAATCGAGCGGATGAGGTCGCCACGAATCTCGGCGATGTCTTCGTCACCGTCCTCTGACGGGAGAACCTTCACTGCATTCCTAGACTGACGCCAGTCTCCTACGAGCTGG